CCTGTCACGCGGGGTTGCACGTTGGGATCGGCCATTGCGCGGTTGACGGTAACGCCTTCCGCTTCTCCGGCCCGGGTTAGCGCGTTGGAAACCGCAGGCGCGGAACGCCTCGCCAGACTATTAGCAACGGACTGTCCGCCCATCGCCGTCATACCGCCAGCGCCGAGCGCGGAAAGCATCTGAAGTCCCTGGCCGCCCCCTGCCTGTCGAGTAGCCTCTGATGCGCCCCCACCCGATGAACCGGACAGCGCATCGATCAGAGGAGATGCGCCAATGCGCTCCAATCCGCTGGCGACTGCCCCGGTGGCAGCTTGAGCGCCAGCACGAGCCAGCCCAGCGAAGCCGAGGCCGCTAGTGCCGCCCTTGACGACGGCGCTTGTGAACTTTTCTTGGTCGCTTTCCGGAGAGGGCATCCCGGTTGCGTTCCGGAACGTCTGCCCGAGGTATCGCCAATGCCTTCGGCGATGTCGCCTACGCCAATCCCCAGGGCCCGTGCGCCGCCATTATCGGGCGGAGAGACGGTTGGGTTGCGGTTGCCAGCGTTGGCGATGATCTGCTCGATCTGGCGATCGTTAGGAGGCCGTCCGATGCTGATGAGCCACTGAATCGTTGCTGCTGGCGGATCGCCCCTAGCGACCCGCGCCTTGATCTCGTCTCCAATACGGTCGTCGGGAACATTCGGAGGCGGCACCTGCTCCGCGCCGGGGCCAGACCCCAGTTTGAGTCCTTCCATCGTGTTGGCACGCAATTGAGCCTTGACGGCGGCGGTTTGCGGTCCCTCGCCGGGTTGTGGAAAGTATTGCTTGTAAGCGCTCTCAAACTCTTCGGGCGGAATGGCCGCACCGGATTCGTAGCGGAGGGCGGCGGCGATGAAGCCGCGGATAACCGCGTCGGCCTTCTGTCGCTCCGTGCTGACCGTGTAGCCTTCGTAATCATGCGGAGTGAGGGTCTTGGCGATTGTGTCCTGAATGTTCTGAGCACCGACGTTCATCGCTTCGTAAGCGCTGTTTGCCTTGACCGCTCGGCTGTAGAAACCCGTCGCCTTGGCCTGCTCAACACCCAATGCCCCGGTGGGATCGGCGGCCTTTCGCTCCAGTGCATCAAGTTCGAGCTGCGCTTTGCGGGCGTCAATTTCCGCTTTGCGCGCATCAACTGGCGCGACTGCCAGCCTATTGCGATCCAATTCCAGCCCCACCTCATCGCGAGCAGCGTTAACCGGTGTTTGCGGCGGGGGTGTTTTGGGCGGTGTTGGTGCGCCATAAACCGGCCCTTGAGGCGCACCCTGAGCGTGCCATTGACCGCCCTGACGGGTGTAGGTGACGCCGTTGATCGTGCGGCTTTCACCGTCCTGATATTGCATCAACGTCCCCTCAAGCGGCTCAGAACGGAATCTGCGTAGCTTCGTGTTTTCGGCCCCCACAGATCGCGATTGGGACCGCCGTGGTAATAATGGAGCGCATCGCGGACGTTGCCCGTTCGCTGAAGCCCTTCCTCGAAATAGGCTTGACCAAGCCGCTCCTGATAGGACGACGCCTCAGCCGAGGTTCCGGTCATCAGGTCCGGACGCCAAGGCACCCCGAGCTTGCCAGCCATCTCTCTGGCCGTGTCGGGAAGCATTTGCGTTTTGCCGAGGGCTTGTCCGTATTGAGTCCGGGGGCCAATCGCCCCAGCCCGCCCGCCGCTCTCCTGCTGGATAAGTGCGGGCATCACGTCAGAACTGCGGAAACCCGCCAGAGCCGGATGGGCTCTGACCTCCTTGTTCCATTCGCATGATGTCGTCGTCGCTCAGGACCGGGGACGCGTTGACTGGAGCGCCTGCCTGTTGACCGCCGGGGTTGGGCATGACCATAACCTCGACCTGGCCCGTCTGCTGGTTGAGCCGCGCCACCCCACCGCCTTCGGTGAACGGAACAAGCTGCGGGCGATGCTCAGCCTGCGGAGCGAAGGCATCGGCCAGCGAGACCACGCCTTGAACATAAGCGGGATCGTAGTTCGGCGGCACTTGAGAAACGTCGAGCCCCATTTGCGCGGCCATCTGGCGGGCCTGCTGGTAGGTTCCTTCGTCCTTGACCCCGAGCTGACGGAAGATCTGCGCGCCCTTCAAGATATTCTCGCGATGCGCCTCGAGTTGCTGCTGGAGACCCTGCTGCCGCTGTTGCTGCATCTCCATGCCCATGCGCGGGTCGGCCTGGATCAGGGCGTTCATTGCGCCTTCGTCCTGCGGGTTCCCGGCGAGGGCGCGCAGGGCGTTTTCGGTCTCGCGCTGCTTGCGCGCCTGCTGGCCCTGCTCAATGCCCTGGCGGACCATGCCGCCGACATCGGGCGCGATCATCAAATTCGGGTCAAACATTCTGTGACTCCAGTTCGGCGATGCGCTGCTTGATCGCTTCGACGTTGGCGGTGAATCCCGCCTTGCCTTCGCGGGCGGCGAGCTTGCGCTTCAGCGCTTCCAGCTCGCTCATTAGAAACCCCCTGAGCCGCTGACGTGGCCGGTCCTGTTGATCGGAAAGCTCGAAGCGAAACCACCGAGAGCGCCACCTATCGTGCCCCACATGTTCGCCTGGTTTTGGCCGTTGGCGAGCTGAATGTTGCCGATGTTCTGGGCTCCGGAATTGATCGCGTTGCCCATCCCGTTATTGATGTTTGCGGCGCTGTTGGCGAAGTTCTGACCGACCCCGGCAATCGACGAAGCCGCCCCTGCGCCGACCGCCTGCTGCTGCCCGAGAAGGCCCGTATACATCGGGAAATACTGCTGGAGCGCGATGTTCTGGCCGTTCTGCTGGAGGGCCTTCAGGGCCGCACCGGATTGCAGCCAGCCATTTGCGGCGGCCCCGTTGTTGATTTGGTCAGCCCCCGACTGAAGCGCGAATTTCATGCCCGCCGAATTGGCGAAATTGGTCATTGCGTTGAGCGGGGAGGTTTGTCCTGCCGGGGCTCCAGCGGCAGGGCGCGGGGCGGCGATCGGCGGTGTATGCGGAGCAGCGACGGGTGGCGCGTGCGGAGCCCCTACAGGAGCCCCCTGAACAGGCCCATCCGGGTTGAGCGCATTCAGCTTGGCCGCTAGCTGTGCGTTTATGAACTGTGCGGGGCTCGACGGGGTGGCGGCTGCGGGGGTTTGTGGAACTGACGAGCCCGTGGCCGGCATGGGCGCCGTCGAAACGCTTTGGGCCAGCGGCGAGTGCATGGCTGGAGCGGCGGGAAGCCCGAGCAAGGCGTTGAGCGCATTCCCTGCGACGTTGCCGCGTGAGGCGTAGGGGCTGAGAACGTCGTAATTGGAATTGTAGATGTTCTGGCCCATCGCAAGGCTCTGCTGCCCGAGCTGGAGCTGTGCGGCGGTCGCGTTGTCCTGCGTCTGGGCCGCCTGGGCGTTGGCGTGCGATTGCGACTTGGAGCCGATCAAGGCACCGCCGATCGCTCCTGCCGCAGCGACTCCGCCGGCAATAACTGCTGGAGGCATTTACCTATTCTCCGACAAAGAGTTCGCATGTGCCGTGCGGGAAATCCGCGCAGCCGTGTGACTTCCAGCCCATCAGGCGGGTGAACATGATGACGCGGCGGGATTCGACGGGTATTGCCGCCCAGAACAAGGCGGCTCCGTAAGCATCACGCATCAGGTTGAGCATCGAGCGCGAGATGTTCAGGACTTCCCGGCCCCGCTGCTCGAAAAACACATGGACTTCGTAAATCCCCGGCCCGCGCCACGCGAAAAACGCCCCGCCCTCGCCTTCGATCAAGCAGACGTTCATCCTATTGGACAGGAACTCAGTGAAATCCCCCTCGCCGCCGTCCCTCGCCACCCAGCCGTTGACAAGCTGGGCGTCGAAGGTGCGGATCACGGGATCGTATACCAGTCGCGATGGTCCCCGCCGCCGCCAGGAGGCGTTCCCCCGCCGGTAGCTGGAGGTGATCCATCCGCAGGGGTTTCGACAACCGCAACCCGGTGCCTGCCGTTGACATACATGTTCTGGGCAACGGTCGGGTTGGTGGTCGCTACATAAGTCGGGGTCGTGTCGCTGGTGGTCGTGTCGGTGTAATAAATGCCGTAGAGCGTCGAGAAGGCTTTTCCGGTCAGCGTCCCGCCGGCCACCGAAAGCTGCGTTCCGTCGCCGTAAATCCGCGTGTGGGCGGCAATCGTGATCGTAACGTCCGTGCCAACGTCCGCCGCGGTTACAACGTCCGCTGGAACCGTGTAGCTGCCGGTGATCTTGTCGGCGAGCTTGACCGCAGCGGCATTGGTGTTGGCGGTGTTGGCGGTCGTCTGGGCCGTAGCGGCGTCGGTGGCCGCGTCATCCGCTGCCGTCTGAGCTGCGTTCGCGGCGGCCAGTGCTGCGGCGATGTCGGTGACTTGGCCCTGAAGATCCTCGAACATCGTCTCTGCTCGCGTGCAGAGCTTGTCCCACTGGAAGCAAAATGCCGCTGAATATTCCCGCCCCGGTGTGAGGCGAGAGAATATCCGGGCTGCCATCAGTAGGTCGGCAAGCCGTATTGACCGACGCCGGGGTGCATTCCCTGAACCGCGTAGGATTGTCCGACCATATCCGCCGGCCCGAGACGCATTCCCGGATTGGTTTGCTGGGGCAATTGGCCCGGTGCGATGATCGGGCCGGACGCGGGACCACCCATTTCACGGCCATGCCCGTGATGCCCGTTCTGTCCCTGCCACGCTTTGAGATCGTTGCGATAGGTCATGTATTGGTTGGCGAGGCCCTGATACTGCTGGGGAATCCGCGCCATCATCTGCGGCCCGATATTATACCCCCCTTGGAGCGCGTTCATCGCCTTGTGCGCGAACTGCGGCCCTAAGGCCGAAAGCGGCTCCTGGAACTGGCTGAAGTCGAACGTCGGCTTGTCCAACAGTGCGTTCTGGGGCTGCATCGAATGCTTGCCCCCGAGGGCGCCCATCATATCCATCATCGCGAACGGCCCCCTGCCGGATCGTTGACCTTGATTGCGGAAATTCTCAAAGGAACCGGATCGGTGACACGCGCCTCGCCGATGATTCCGGGATGATCGAACATGCCGAGACAGCGCCACTCGGGAAGCGTGCGGTATTCGCCCTGAGCACCAAGGTCTTCCGCGTCGAAATCGCCGAAAGTGGCTCCAGCGTCGTCGGATAGCCTTAACTCAATGACCGGGGCGGAACCCTGCCCTTCAAGGAGGGGCGTGTGCCCGGTGTTGGCCCAAATGGTCAGCCGGTCGATCGAGGTCGGTTTGTCCAATTGCTGGGCGAACGTGAACCGGCGCTCCATCTCGTCGCCCATGTCGTCCCACTCGTCCCAGCCCATCAATTCCCCGGTGGTCTGATGACCTCCGTAGAAGACCTTGCCGACCATCACCGCGTCGTTGACGATCCACTGACCGCCATCGGTCTGGAACTCGCACCATTCCTGAGTAGCGCAATCGTAGAGCAGGGTTTCGGTAGCCAGGCGGAAGGCGACGAACTCGTGGCCTTCATATTTGAACGTGAACATCTTGACGGTAGAGGAGGCAAGAATCCGCGCATCGATCGAGTGATCCGAGATTTTGACCGGAACCTCGTCGATCCGGTAAACGCTGGAATCCGATCCGGTGAAGACGATCGAATTATCGACCCTGGCCGCGGCCCCGGTGGAATGAATGCCCTTGTCGAACGCGACCTGTTCAAAGCGCGTAAAGGGAAGATCCGCGTCTCCGGTATGCGCCCAGCACTCGACCGTTTGCTGGCCGAACAGCCAGAGATTGTCCCCTAACGCCTTTATGTCAAGGAGGTAGTCGGGCTCGCGTTCTGCGGTCGCAAAGTCCAGTGCGTTGATGGTCCGCCCGTCCAGAGGGGATGACCAATAGAATTTCCCAGAACTGCCACGGACGAAGACGAACAGAGAGCCGATGTAATCAACCGCGATGACATTCGCTGAATCCGGGAAGGTGATGTTTGCAATGCCTGCCGCCTTATAGCTGCGCGCAACCGTTCCGCGGGTTACGACTAGTTCCAAATCTGATCCGGCCCACGATGCCCGCCCGGTTCCAGCAATCGTCCCCGATGCAATCGCGGAGGTGCCGCGATAGAGGGCCGTGTTGGAAATCGTGAACACGTCGCCCGACAAGGTTCCGGGCTTGGCGAACATGCCGTTGATCGGGCCAGACCCGTTGGTAGCAATCAGCCCCAATCCCTCGCGGGAGATCAGGGCAACCCCGCCTTCGGAGGTCTTCGCCTGTTCAACGAACATGTTGATGAGCTTGAGCTCGGGGAAATTGCCGTTGGCTCGTTTGTAGGCGCCTGTGCCGTAAGCGACCGAAGGCACTAGAAGTAAGTCCCCGCTGAACGGTCCTGGGTCGATCCCTGCTTGCTCATCAGGCCGCGAGTGAATTGAGCAGCCAAACGCTCGACCCGCGGCGAAAGCTGGGCGTCGTTGAACATTGCCGCAAACGCTTCCGACGTAGCGAGGCAAGCGGCTAATCCATAAGCTCCGCGTCCCGACAACGGGGCTTCGTCGCTGGATTCCAGGTCGAGAAGGTCAACCCATTCCTTGCGGTCGTAGAGCCTGACCGTATGATCCCCGCCCTGCGTCACAACCTCATACATCGCCAGATCGCGGGGCTGGCGGGTCTGGTCGTTGGCATCGATATAAACCGATGTGGCGGCTGTCAGGGTTAGACCTGTCGGAACGAAATAGCGCATTCCCTCGAACGCCGGTTCGCTAGCCTCGAGAAACACATCCTCGAGGCGCCCAAACATGCCCCCTGTCCGCCATCCGTCGTAGAGCGATTGGAGCGCAACCATGCCCTCTTCGGCCTCGGCTGATTTAGGGTCTTTACCGGGGCCGATAATCCTCGCCTGACGCATGGCATGGGTGATGATGTCCAGGCAGGTTGCCATCGCCTCATCCCCTCAAATGTGGAAAGAGGCGGGAGCCGAAGCCCCCGCGCTCAGTTACGGACAGACGTAGAAAACGACGAGCGTGGTGCGCCCTGCGGCAAAGGTCGCCGCGTCGTCCACGAATGTCACGGTGATGTCCGTGTCACGGGTGACGGTCAGCGGGCCGGCAGTCGCCAGAACGCCGTGGAGGTTGAGGTGCTGTCCGCCTTCGGGCAGAATCTCCGCAACCGCGTCGCCGGTCAGGACGCCGAAGTTACCGAACGCGTCGGGGTCGGCCGCGACCGCGCCATTCGCTGCATAGCCAACGTCGATGTCGATCGTCTCGGTGCCGTTCGAGTCCATGTCCGAGCACTTGAGATAGCCGCCGATAATGGTCGCATTGGCAGGAACCTTGCACGCAACCCAGATGTCGGCTGCGGCCTGCTCGGCGGCCCATGCCTGGGTTCCCCAAGCGACGAGAAGGCGGGCAGCGCCGCCGGTCATTGCGGGAAAGCTTGCAGCCGCCCGATCACCAGTTGTGGTAGCCATTGAGAGGCTGTCCTTTCATAATGTGGGAAAAGAGGGGGCAGGTTTCCCCACCCCCTCAAGTCATTTAGCTGGCAGCGATGCCAACCGTGTTGCCGGCGCCGGTCGTGGCAAAGTAGCCGGTAACAACGCCGTGATCCTTGAGATCGTCGGTGTCTCCAGCGCCTGAGCCGAACAGCACCTTGCGAACGCCGAGAATGACCTCGATCGCAACGCCGTGCTTGTCGCCATAGTCGAAGATCTCCGTCACCGACTTCGGACGCTTGGCATAGGCAATCGCCAGTGCCTGCGCTCCGCAGAGGTAAACCGGAGTGACTTCGGTTGTCGCCGACGCACCGAGATTGAGGTAGATCGGGACATTGTCCGCCTCTTTCACGATGACGCCGTTCCACATGATGTCGCCGCCCTCGAACAGCTTGGACGCTTCGGCCTGCACCGCAGTCGTCGCCAGCACCTCGGTGTCGAGGCTGTCGCGAAGGTTTTTGAACGCATGGGGATTGGCGAACGCGACGTAGTAACGCTTGCCGTTGCCGGGATCGCGCATCGGGCGGATCTTCGGCGAACAGGTCTTGGCCTTCAGGATCATCGCGTCCAATGCGGTTGCGTTGAACAAGTCGGCGGTCGTGTCGAGCAGGTCGAGACCCGCCGACATGTCCGTGAGCGAGCCCGCCGACGCGGCGAACAGGATGCGATCGGCGTTATCGACCAGGTAGGCGTCGCGCTGAGCTTCGGTGGAAGCGGTGAAGCTCACGCCGTTGATCGAGCCCAGTGCCGTGATGATGAGATCGCGGGTGTCTTCCATCATCCAGTCGATCAAGGTCGGACGAGCCGCCTCGCGAAGGGAAATGGCTGACTTCTGCTCGTTCATCTCCGAGACGCGAACCGCATTGCGGCGCTTGTCCACGTAGATACGCATCGAGCGCGAAACCAGGTCTTCCTCGCTGCCTTCAAGGGTCGATGAGCCCGTGACGGCGGCATTGTTGAGCCGGTTGACCAAGGCGATGGTGATCGAGTCACCGGCCTTTTTGGTGAGGTCTTCCTTGACCTGGATAACGGCATTCTCGCCGGTTCCCATGAGCGGCTTGAACCCGCCGTCATGGAGGTATTCGGAGAAGAACTTGTCTTCCCACTGTTGCACGACCAAGCCGGTCGCGGCGGTAGTGTCTGTCATTTTTGAGTTCCATCAAAGGGACGCGACGCCTCACGGCGTGGAGTCGTGGTTATGCGAGAAGCTCGCCCAGCGGACGCGGGCCTGACCAAGCGGGGCCAGACCTCGAACCGACCGAGCGATCGGAGCTGATTGAAGGCGGAAGGGACTGCGGAAGCTGGACTTGCACCTGACTTAGAGCTTCAGTCTGCTTGGCGGCGATCTGGGCGTCGATATACCCCTGAAGGCTGCCGTGCTGCTGAATATCCATCTGGAGCTTGGCCGTTTCGTAAGCGAACCTGGCCGGGTTTTCCGATGACTGCATTTGCTGCATCAGACCCGAGTTGGCCTGGGCCATCTGCCCGAATACGCCGATAACCTGGTCATAGTCGGGCTTGTCGGCTTTGAACTGCGACGCTGCCGTTGCGATCCGTTGATATTGGAACGCCTCGATTGCGCGCTGCTCGGCTGCTGCCGTGATCCGCCCTTCGAGCCAACGGTCATACCCTTCCGGGTCTTCCCATCGGTCTGGTGCGGCTTCTGGCTGTTGGGGCTGTTGCTGCGCTTCCATGAGCTGCCGTAACTGCTGCTCAATCTGCGCTGCCCGTTCCTCGGCTGCCTGTCGCTTGCTTCTCTCGTCCTTGAGGGCTGCGATCGGGATGTGCCCGGTGTCTTCCTGCGGGGCCGGCGGCGCCTCGCTAACAACGGCCGTTGCCGTCGTTTCCGTATCGCCCTTGGAAACGAACTTGCCGTCAGGGCCGCGTGGACGCTCGACTGTCTCAGCCGGTGCCTCGCTAACCTCTACTGGCGTTTCGGCCTCTGGCGGTGCCTCTACGGCTGCCTCAGGGGCCGGTTCGTCATTCAGGATGTCTCCGATGCTTTGTTCCGTCATATACCCTCATCATCGCCCGTGAAGTCGGCGGCACTTTGATCGCCCGTGGGTCGGCGGCACCTTCAACGTCATCGCGACGTGGAAACTAAATCTGTGGCTGTTCGGACTGATGACCGGCTTTGAAGCCTTCGATCATCGGCTTAACCTGCTCATTCCCGGCTTTCGCCATGTTCAGAGCGGTCTTTGATTGCGTTTCTTCGACCTCGGCCTGGGCGCCGGCCAACTGGATTTGCTGGCCCTGCTGCTGCTCGGGGCTAGGACCCTGGCGAAGCATCTCGAGCAACTGTTCCTTGTTGCGGAACGATGATGCCTCAATCAGCACGTCAGGCGGAATCGGAATGGCTCCGGACGCCGCGGCCTGGAGCAATGCGTCGAACTGCTCGGCTGCGATCGTTGGAGTGTCGATGCCCTCGTCAATCGTGATATCCACGTCGAGCTCGGCAACCCCGTTCTCGACCGACACAACCTGTTGGGCCTGCGGTGACTGAGCGAACATCGCCAAGGCTTGAGCCTGTTCCGGGGCTTGTTCCTGGAACTGCTGATAGTTGGATTGATCGACGCCCATCTTTTGAGCGGCTAATTCCAACCCGGTGACGGGCCGGTTCAGTCCGACGAAGCGGACGTTCTTTTCGTTGTCCGTAACCCTGATCCAGCGCTCTTCGGTCCAGTGCTGCTGGATGCGCGCCCAAACCGAACGGTAAACGGCAAGGGAAAGACAGCGGATGCGATCAAGCAGGGTGGCCGATTCCAGCATCCCGCCCTGTTGCTGGGCGATGATCGCACGCCCCGACATGTCAGCTTCGTTCTTGCCGGCCATCGCCGCGTTGGGTCCGAGTAAGTCGATCTCGTTCTTGGCTTCCTGCAACAGCTGAAGGTTCGCCATCGCCATGTCGTTGGTCGGTAGTATCTCGACTTCGTTATGTTCGCCGACGAACACCCCTCGGGGATCGGACAATTCCTTGCGGATTTCCTCTGCGCTCATCCCAACGGATTGGGAAACGCGGATCTGGCGCTCGTTAATCAGATGGAGCGCCTTCGACCGGCGCTTGTTCACCTCATCCTGCGGGCCGATCATCGTCCGCACTTCGCCGTAGCGGTTGTTATCCCGATCGACGTAGAGGCTGACCGCCTTGATCGGGCACTCGGGCTTCTTGTCTTCATCCAAATATGGAGAAGGTTGTGGTTCGACCAGGAACCCGCCCTTGGTGAAGATGCAGAACGTCCACTCGCCGTCCTTGATGTAATACATCTCGACAACGCGGACGCGCTTGCGGGCTTTGTCCGCCCAGAGATGGTGCTTGGGCTTGTCGTCGTAGGTCTCGGAGACCTGAGCGGTGCTTAGCGTCGCCTCAAGCGCTTCCGCGCCTTCCGGGTATTTGCGCTTGAGCTCGTCTACGTCGCCCCAAATGACTAGCCCCTGGAATGACGCATCGGAAAAGTCGAACTCGCTCGAATGCGGATCGGCAAAGTGACGATCCCATGCAATCCGGCGAATGTCCGGGTCGATGCCCATCTTGGTCTGCTTGACGCCGACCATGATAATGCCCGTGCCCTCAATCGTGAGGTCTTTGAACGCTTCCGAACGCTTGTCGTCCCAGCGGGAGTCATCACACACATACCGAATTGCATCGGTGGCAGCGTGGGCGCTCTGCTCGTCCTGCGGGTTACGCGGAAAGGCTTTCGGGTCTTTGCGGGTTTGCTTCTCAAGGCCCGTGAGGGAATTGATCTTGCGCTTGATGCGGTTGTAAGTGACGACTGGCTGATTGCGTTTCTTGAGGGCCGATTCCTCTTCGGCTGTCCACTGCTTCTCATCGAAATAATCGCGGTCGCGCTCGGCCTTATCACGGGCTTCGCGAGTGGATTCTTCCGACTCCTCGAACATCTTGCACATTTTGGAGAGTTCGTCGCTCAAGGCCCCACTCTCCCATAATTCTCATAAGCCCGAGGGCGCCGGTAACGACGGTTGCGGGCGCGCCTTGAAATGGCCCTGAGCGAGTCCCGAGATGCCAGCCCGTC